TCTGTGAGCACAATGCCCTTGATGAATTTTGGAGAGAACTAGGAGGATACGATGCCCCTGACAAAAAAAGGCACAAAGATTAAAAGAGCTATGGCAAAACAGTACGGAAAGAAAAAAGGCGCAACAGTTTTTTACGCGTCGATAAATAAAGGTAAAATCAAAGGGGCGAAAAAATCAAAATGAACATGTCTGATAACAGAGCCTCGCAACTCATACAACAATTACGTGACGCCCTAGAAATGGGCGATGATGATTTAGCCACACAAATACGATCAGATTTATTTAAAGAGTTTGGTATTGAAATGGCAGATGGTGGTCGTGTAGGATTACAAACAGGAGGTTTGCCAACTGTCGCATCCATTCTTGGATTGCAATCTTTACAAGCAGGACAGACACCAAGTGCCACTCCAGGTTTAGACGCGCTTGGTTTACAAAGTCTATTGCCACCAAGACCTGATTTAAGAGCCATGACACAACAAGCAGGCAACCCAATGAATGTCCCTAACCCATACAATTATGGATATGGGCCGTCTGCTGATTTTGGCAGAAGAAATTTAGACGCACTGCAATACACAGGTGATTCAGCGTTTCCGATGTTACAAGATATTTTTGGTAAAGACACAGGAACACTAACTCAACAACAGCTTGACGATAGACTTGCGGCACAAAGAGCAAATCTTTCATCTACCTTTCAAGGACAAATTGATGCAAAAACGCTTGCGATGGCCGAAGCGCAAAAAGCAAGAGAAGCAGCAGCGACTGCCGCATCCACTGCAGCAACAGACGCAGCGGCGAAAGCTAAAGAACAGGCAGACGCTATTGCAAAACTAAAAGAAGAACTTGCAGCGGCAAAAGCAGCTAAACCAAAAGAAATCATAAGATATATACCGCAACAACCACCACGAAGGGGTGGCAGTTGTTTTGTTGCGGGCACACTTGTGACTATGGAAGATGGCACGTTGAAAAAAATAGAAAAAGTATCAATAGGGGATAAACTACAAGGAGAAAACGGTGTAAATATGGTCACTGATTATGACAAACCAAAACTTGGTGATCGTAAACTTTATTCAATTAACAACGGTGATCCTTTCGTTACATCCGAACATCCGTTTAAAACTCCTGATGGTTGGAAAGCCATTGATCCAGAGGAGACAGCAAAAGAAACAAATATGCCTGTTGAAAAATTAAGTGTGGGCGATGTGATTATTACTGGAAAGGATAAAATTAAAGTAGACAATATTGAAGCTCATGATGGCAACGCTGAAGACACAGTTTATAATTTTATATTAAACGGAGACAGAACCTATTATGCTGATGGTTATCTTGTTCACAATAAAGGTCACGGCGGCGGCGGCGGTGGTGGATGCTTTATTGAAGGCACACCAATTGACATGGCAGACGGCTCATCAACAGAAATCACAAACGTCCGTGTTGGCGATGAAACGAAAGGTGGCCGAGTGATCGCTAAGTTAGAATTTGAACCTACACAGATATACAATTACCGAGGAGTGTATGTTTCTGGAACACACCTCGTATTAGAAGATAATCAAATGGTTGAAGTTCAACACAGTCAACACGGAGTTATTACAGATAGAATCGAGCCTGTGTATTGTTTTGAAACGACTGGCAATAGAATTTGGGTGCAAGGCATTGAGTTTGGTGACTACTTGACGGGATCTCAAAAAGACTGGGAGCCGCACATAGAAATGATGAGAAAGAAAATAAATGATGAGATTCAAAACAGACATCAAAAAGTCTGATATTGAAGGGTATGGATTGTTTGCTGGAGAAGACATACCAAAGGGTAGTGTGATAGCTTTGTGGTGCCCAGACGTTGATCATGGGACAAAAAATCTAGAAGAGTATCTTGAAAATCGTATTTTAAAAGCACACGATCGTGTTTTTCAAATGACCTGTTGTCGTTGGCTGGATGATTTGTTTGTTTACGGTTATGAAGTGAGAGAGGACGGTTATATAAATCACTCATTTGACCCCTCCATGTTGTATTATTTGGGAATATGTTTTGCTAGAAGACATATTAAAAAAGGAGATGAGCTTACCATAAATCATGAATATATTTTAACAGAGAACGACCCTTGGTCTTTTGTAGATAGCCAATCAGGAAAAAAGGTGGACGGCATGCCTTCAGAACAGTATTATAAGGATTCCGCAATAAAGCTATGGGAGATATTTAAAAACTAAATACATGACAGCAGAAGGTATACTATCAACAACAGCTGCAAAAACAGCTCCAAAAATCGCATCGAGCATTGGGTCAAGAGCCTTGACTTTAGGACTAGGAACCCCTGCTCTTATGTATGATGTGATGGCAGGCAACACAGGAGAAAGAGATGTTGTCTATGGATTTCATCCTTCAGAATTAGGCCCCGGTGCAGAAAGATTTGGTCTTGATCCAAAAGAACCCATACCAGAAATGGGAGGTTACAGTTATGACGAACTCGTTAATGACCCAGACTATATCGCATTGGCAAAAGAGTATAACATGCCTGTTCAAACTTTAATTGCAGAATATTTAATGGACACACTTGTTATACCTAAACAAGGGCCAAAAACCCCTTCTGCGTTCACTATGGAAGAGTTAGAAGAACTTTATGGTGACACGCCCTTTTTTCAAGAGTATAAAGAAAATGTGCCCCTTGGTGACAAATTGACTAGGGGTGTTGACCGTGTTCTTGGAGGGATTGGGTCGTTGTTAAACCCTCTCGGAAAATTTGAACAGGAGTAATTATGCCAATTGATAAAGACATGCCACTAACAGAGCAAATGAAGTTTGATTTGGAGGCAGAAAACTTTTCACCAGAACAAATAGAATTAATTGAAGGCGACACACAACTAGATGAAGATGGCGGCGCCACTATATCATTTGGTGCACAGATGCAAGCACCGCAAGGTCATTTTTCTAATTTAGCAGAAACCATGTCCGATGGTGAGTTAGCCATGATTGCTGATGAATTATTGGAGGCATACGAAGGAGACAAAGAAGCGCGATCAGACTGGTCTTCAACTTATGCTGAAGGGCTTAGTTTAATGGGACTTAAATCAGAAGATAGAACAGAACCTTTTCCTGGTGCGTCAGGCGTATCTCATCCGCTTCTTGCAGAATCTGTTACACAGTTTCAAGCACAGTCTTACAAAGAATTGTATCCTGCAGGCGGCCCTGTAAAAACGCAAATTATGGGAGCGCCTAATCCTCAAACAGAGGCACAATCAAAAAGAGTTAAACAGTTTATGAATTATCAACTTACTCACGTTATGGAGGAGTACGAACCCGAGCTGGATCAGATGCTTTTTCATCTCCCCCTTTCCGGCTCGGCGTTTCGTAAAATTTATTTTGATGACAAATTAGGCAGACCTGTTTCTAAGTTTGTTTCGTCAGAAGACCTCGTGGTGCCTTACGACTCTACAGATTTGACAACGTGTATGCGGATCACTCACGTCATAAAAATGCCAGCAAACGATGTTAGAAAATATCAAGCGTCTGGTTTTTATCGAGACATGGAGTTAGCTGAAGTTTACGACAACGAAAGTGACGAAGTGCAAGATAAGATCGATGAGTTAGATGGAGCAAAAAGAGTTTACACAAAAGACAACATTCACACAATTTTAGAAATGCACGTTGACCTTGACTTGCCGGGATACGAAGATGCCAACGAGGCAGGCGAAAGTTCTGGAATAAGTCTACCTTACATCGTAAGTATAGATGAGAACTCCTCAAAAATTTTATCCATTAGAAGAAACTATGAAGAACAAGATCCACTTAAAATTAAAAAACAATATTTCGTACATTACAAGTTTCTTCCCGGCCTTGGCTTTTATGGCTTTGGTCTTATTCACATGTTGGGTGGTTTATCAAAGTCTGCAACCTCCATACTACGTCAACTCATCGACGCTGGTACACTCGCCAACTTACCATCTGGATTTAAGGCACGTGGGTTACGCATACGGGATGACGATCAGCCACTAGTCCCTGGAGAGTTTAGAGATGTAGATGCTCCTGCTGGAGAGATTAGTAGCTCTTTAGTTCCACTACCATACAAAGAACCATCGGGCACACTTTTTCAATTACTAGGTTTTGTTATAGAAAGCGGCAAATCTTTTGCAGCTGTAGCTGATATGAAACTTGGTGAAGGCAACGAGGTTAATCCTGTAGGCACAACAATGGCGTTGCTTGAACGGGGCATGAAGGTAATGTCAGCCATACACAAAAGAATGCACGCGGCACAAGGAAAAGAATTTAAATTGCTTGCAAAACTTTTTGCAGACACGTTGCCTCCTGTTTATCCATATCAAGTTGTAGGTGGCAATCAAGCAGTCAAAGCACAAGACTTTGATGAACGTGTTGATATTATTCCTGTGTCTGATCCAAACATATTTTCTGTCACGCAACGAGTGACATTGGCACAGCAACAATTACAACTAGCACAAGCGGCGCCACAGATGCACAACATATACGAAGCTTATCGCAGAATGTATGAGGCTATGGGTGTTCAAAACATAGAGGCGCTTATGCCTCCACCACCACAGCCCCAACCAAAAGATCCTGCACTAGAAAACGCAGAGTTGACAGCTGGTATGACAGCACAAGCATTTCCTGGTCAAGATCACGATGCACATATCGTATCTCACATTGCTTTGCTTGGAAGCTTGGTCGTAAAGTCTAACCCACAAGCATTTGCAAATACACAAGCACACATCATGCAACACATATCTTTAAAAGCTCAAGAGGAAGTGCAAAAACAAATGGCACCTCAGATGCAACAAATGCAGTTGGCGCAACAAGGACAGCCGATGTCTCCACAACAACAGCAAGCTATGCAACAAATGATGTTAGACATGCAAACGAGAGTGGCACAAAGACAGGCAGAACTGATTACAGAATTTATGGAAGACATAGACGACCTGTCTTCAGCAACACAAGAAGACCCATTAGTTAAATTAAAAGAACAAGAGCTGCAAATCAAAGCTCAAGAAACACAGCAAGATTTAAAAGAGGCGCAAGCTAAACTTTCTGTTGAAAAAGAAAAAATGGAAAACAAAGAAAAAACAGATGCAGCGAAAATAAAACAACAAAAAGACGCTGTTGCTCTTAGATCTGCGATTGCCATAGAAAAACTAGAACGAGAGTCTCAACAAAAAGTTTTAGACAAAGCAGAGAAGATAACTAAAAACATACAGGACACGTTTAACAAAGGCATTTAATTATGGACCCATTAAGAAGAATTGGTTTTCGAGGCGGCGGTATGGACGCTGGTGCAACAGGTGGTGGTTTTGGTATGGGTGTTGGACCTTCCGGTGTTGGAGCTAACCCTAGTGGAAGAGGGGACACAGGTTTAGGTGGTGTGAGTGACAGGGGAGGTACCAATAAAAGTAAAAGCAAAAGTAAAAGTAAAAAAGACAGGACAAAAGAATTAAAAGCTTTAGACAAAATTCGTTTTGATAAAAAGACAGCGTTTCAGACTAAAAAAGGATTTTTAAAGGACAAGTTTGGAAATATTGTTAGAAGTAAAAAACAAGTTGATCGATTTAATCAACAAAAAGCTCTTACTAAGTTTAAAAGAGAAAACCCAAATTTAGTTGAAGAACGACAATCGTTACTAGACAAGGCAAAGAAAAATAAAATATCAAATACCGAACTTGATAGGTTAGGTATTTTAAATCAACAGTTTCAAAAAAACCCAACTGTAGGAATGGGGCCGATTGAATCTGCTCGTTATCAATTTACAAACCAACAATTTAAAGATGATTTAGCAAAAGCAAGAAGAACTTTTAGTGAGATACCAACTCCGTTTAATATTGCTAGAAGATTGGGTGCTGGGATCCTTGGCCAGTTTGCACCTAAAACACAAGTTGCAGAAGCTCAAGCCATTCAAGCACAACAGCCAGATGTTTATGGCCTTGATGCTTTAGCAAGTCGCTTTAATCAAGGAGGAAGAGTACAAATGGGACACGGAGGCATGATGCCCATGTCAGGAATGATGATGAGTCAATCTCCAACAGTCATAATGAATGTTGCAAACTCTGGCATCGGTGGTATATTAGACAAGTTCAAACAAATTAGATCGGAGATGTAACATGGCGATTTCAAAAATTCTTAAAAAAGCTAAGCCAAAGGCTGGACCAAAGGTCAAACCTAAAAAAAGAATATCTCCGAAGGAGTTAAAAAAAGAAGTAGATAAACTTAAAACAGGAAAATTTAGTGACGCAGAGGCTAATCGTTTAATAAAAAAATACGACGATAATGTTAGGGATTTTATAATGAACGAAGCTATGAGAGATTTAAAAGCAAAAGGTGGAAAAGTTAGACCTAAACCAGGTGACAAACGACCCCCTAAACGTATACTACCTAAACGTCCTATTAAACCAGGCGACAGACGACCTAAACCTTTACCTAGGCCACTTAAACCTAAACTTCCTAATCCAGGTGGACGATTTCAACCTAAACCTAGACCAGGAGAACGTGGTAATCCAGGTGGACGATTTCAACCTAAACCTAGACCTAAACCAGGAGATAGAATGGTTTTACCGCCACGTCCTAGGAAAAAACCAACACCAAAAATACCAAGGTCTATAAAGGAGTTGACACCTGAACAGAGAAGAAGAATCATGAAATTAGTAAAAAAAGTGCGTGGTGGGAGACGACCTAAACCTGCACCTAGACCACGACCGTTAAAACCTAGAAATCCAACACGTTCTGGATTTTTAGGAATAAAGCGGCCTAGAAGAAGATAAAATGGTTTTTTCTTTAGTAGGAGTCAAAGGCGGAAAGACAATCGGCATAGCAAAAGGCGGCAAACCAAGCTATAAACGTAAGAAAAAAAGAAAGGTAAGAGCAAAAAATGGACGGACTTTGGTTAGGCGATAAAATTCTACGTCTTGTTCGAGACAAAAAAGAAAAAACTACCGAATATGTGATGCAAGGCAGCACCACAGAGAAACATGACTATCATTTTATGCTTGGTCATTACCGAGCGTTAGAGGAAATAGAGGCAGAAGTTAAAGAAATACTAGATAAAGGAGAAAAAAGTGAGTGATTTAATACTCCCAGAGCACATGGCCAAGGCTAGACGCAAAGAAAAAGCAAAAATTGCAGAAAAAGGCAAAACTGCGGCTGAAATAGAGAAAAAACAACAAGAAGTTGAGGACATTTACGGTAAAAGGCAGTCAAAAAGCCTTGATCCAGACAATATTGACCAATCTGTGGTAGAAAAACTGCCCAAACCGACCGGTTGGCGCATACTTATTTTGCCCTATATGGGCGCAGAACGTAGTAAAGGGGGCATTATTTTAGCTGACCAGACTCGTGAAAGAGAACAACTAGCAACCGTTTGCGGTTATGTGTTATCCACAGGCCCTGATGCGTATGCCGATGTTAATAAGTTTCCGGAGGGTCCATGGTGCAAGAAAGGTGATTGGGTTATCTTTGCACGTTATGCTGGGTCAAGATTAAAAATTGATGGTGGTGAATTAAGACTCTTGAATGATGATGAAATTCTTGCTATATTACAGGATCCGACTGACATTTTACACATGTAGTTGGTCTTGCAAATAAATAACCATGGAGATCAAGAACCATGCCCGAGGCACAAAAAGAACAAATACAGGAC